TCCCTGTTCTTTTGATGTATTTGTGTTTTAACTCGGTTTCATCAAGTTCGTCAAGTGATTTCCATTCTGTGTCCATATCTTTGATTGCTTTGATTACTACTTTGTCCATTTTACATTCATCATTTACTGGTGTTCCTGTTATTCCTACATTAATTAATTTTAATTTGTTTAGTAATCTAATAGCTTTTCCTTGAATATATTTTGTTGCGGTTTCAATCGGTTTAAATGCAATACTAAAACTATCTAAAAATCCATTTTTAATACTGCCCCAAATTTCATTAAACTTATCGTGAGTCGAATTGATTAATGCTTTGACCCATATTCCTTTGTTGTCTCTTTTTGCGTCAATTATTCTGGCGATTGGTGTTTTATTTAAGTTGTTTTCGTGGATTGTTTCGTGTTCGTAATCCATTTTTATGCTTCCAGATTTGATTTGAATTAACATATCATCTAAGCATTCGTCTGTTATTAAATCGTCAAACTTGTCAATGGATTTTGTAGAAATATATCCAGTAATTAAGTATTGCTTTTCTCCTTTTACCTCTATTTCTTGAAAATTGAAGGTATCACTTACTCCTAAATATTCGCTTTGCATAATTTATCTAAAAATTAATAATATTTAAATCCTTTTTATTTTTTGGATCTCTTTAAGTAAGAAATTCCCTTTATTATTAAGAGGGTCAATCCTATTGGCCACAAGATAATCAAAAATAAAACTCGAAATGCTTTAAGAGTATACTTCTTCTTTAGTCGGTGTTTGTATAAGAGAAAATCTTCAATTCCCATAATCTTCTATGTTTTCTCTATTTTTAAAATCATCTATTCCTTTTTTTTGCTTTCTTTCGGAGTGAATAAAGTAACACTTCTGCAATTCACATGGAAGGGTTCGTGTAAGAATTCTCCTTCAGATGTTTTAAAGTGTTCGTCTATTGGGATCGCTTGTTGTTTGGTTCCGTATTTTCTGTCTAATTCTAAGCATGTCTTACTTGTTCGGTCATCTTTGTGAATGCTTACATATTTATTGAAGTCTATTCCACTTTGTTTTGCGGCTTCGAATGATCCTGTTCCGAATATTCTCTGGATTTCTGTTCTGACGATTGTTTCTGTTCTAATTTTGCTTAAATCAAATTGTTTTTTTACTCTTTCTTTTAATTTGGTTAATGGTTCGTTGTTCATAAGCGACATAGTAATCTCTTTTCTTAGTTTGTTGATTAATTCTTCACTCATATCGTTTATATTATTAAAAGCAAAATCGATTACTTCTTCTAATTTGCTTGTGCTTACTAAGATGTTTCTGTTTAGTTGTTTTTCGATTTGTTCTATTCCTTTTTGGAATTCTTTTTTAAATTTGTCACTTATTTTTTGTTTGTATTCTTGTTGGTTAAAAAATTGTTTGTATTTTTCTAATGTTCGATTGCTTATTGCCTTATAATCGATAAACCCTTTAATCTCTGCTAATCCTGTTTGTTCGAGTTCTATCTCATTGAGAATTTTATTTTCTAATTCTTTTAACTTTTTTTTTAGATCTCTTTCTAAGTCACTTACTTTTTCGGCTTTTGTCCACCATCCGTTTTCTCCTTCTTCGTTTTCGTTTTCTTCTTTCTCTTTTTCTTCTTCTACCTGAGAAAAGTCTTCTTCACTTATTCCTAATTCTTCTGTTGCGACTTGTTTTGCTGTTCTGACTCCCATTCTTATTTGTTGTTCCCATAAGTCATGTTTCAATTTGTCTTCTTGGATATCATACTCTACGAATTTAAACTCGTATTCTGGATGACCGAATTCTGGCATTAATTGGTTGTTGATTAAGTATTCAAACATTTTAAGGAAGGGTTTAATTGCTTTTCTCTTTGATACGTTTGATTGGTTTTCGCTTATTGCTTTGTTGCTATCTTCAATAAATCCCATTTCATCGCCGGTTACTCCAAATACACTCCAGACTAATCTTGTGAACCATTTTTGTTGTTCGATTACTTCCATCTCTTTAGAAGAGAGTTGCATTTGAGTGAATTGTGTTTCGTAGCTTGTAAATGGTACTTTAAAGTGCTTTTTTTTGTTGTTTCCGTATTCGTCATCTTGCATGAATTGAGCCTGCATTTGCTCTCTGTATGATTGTGCTTGTTGAGGATTTGCTCCTTTAATCGTTAAAAATCCGTTAGGCAGATTATTATTCAAATAAAAGTCTAAATTGTACTCGCTTCCGTAAACAAGAGTCAATATCTGGTTGTAGATTATTTCGATTGGACTCCTATGATAGATACTATCTGTTCTGGGACTTATTCCTCCCCATATGATTTCTCTTTTTCCGAAAGGGACCGGTCTGGCTCCTGCTGTCCATCCATATTGAAAGTATGCTGCTTGATCTCGGTATGTTGCATCATAGTGTTCACTTCTTATTTGTTCGTGTGCTTTGTCTACATCTGCTGGACTTTTTGCACCGGCTATTTGTTGTTGCAAATTGGTAGGTATTCCTCCAGTCAGTATGTATTGTGTTGGTGGTGGAACAAATTCTGCTCGGTCACCAAGGTACCCATGAATGTCTGGATTTAATAAGAATGTAGCAGCATCTCTTGCAAATAATTGGCAGAATTCTCCTTTCATATTGAATACTTTGACTCCTACAAAATTTCCTATTTCACAGACATCTCTTACCCAAGATCTAAGCAAATAGTCGAAACTTTCATCATTTCCGTTTGGATTGTCAAAAAACATTAAAATTTGTTTCTTTTCAGTGTCATCTTCTTTTGCTCCTTCGTTTATGTATTCTTCTTTTAAAACAATATCATAAGGTACACTTGCAACTTCATCACTGATTGTTTTTACTACTGAAAAAATATAAGGGTTCTTTGCAAATAATCTTAATTGAAGTGGGTTTACTTCTCTTGGAAATCCGTATGGTGGCTTATATAAAAACCATGGAATAAATGCTTTAAAGATTGCTTTGCTATCTGAAACTTGATAAAACGTTCCTGTGCTTTCTGGATTAAGATTTACTGGTCCAGTGTTTACTTCCTCTTGTGGCCTAAAGTTTCCGGTATTCGCTTTAGTTTCCACTCCAAAAATTCCTTTTAGGTAATCAATTACTGCCATGAATGTGAAGTGATGTTTTTATGAAAAATTTATAATATTTAAATCCTTTTAACTTGTTAGGAAAAATCCTCCGCCAAATCGTTTGGCTACTTCTAATCCGTAACCTGCTGCGATTGGCATATCCGGGTGAACTCCTATTTCAGTTAGTTTTCCGTCTTCTTGTGCAAAACTCACGCATTCTATTTTGAATTGTTCGATTTTTTGTTTTGCTTCTTCTGATTTATATGGGAGTATTATTTCTCTATTTTCTAAACTTGTTCCTAATCTTAAGATAAGATTTCTTTTTCCGACAGTAGTGTATTCTTTGTATCTCTCGGTTACTTCCATTTTCTCGTCATTTGTTGCTGTCCAAAATCGTTTGATTGGCAAGTGGCCGTACTCTTTTGTGATTTCTTTTGTGATTGCTTTTATTGAGTTTTCTTCTAATCCCATTAAATCATAATGATATACTTCGTGTAATTGTTCGATAAATTTCATTTGTTCTTGGCCAGACATTCCTGTTTTTACTTCGATATCCAATAAAAGATACTTTGTTTGGTTGTTTAGTTCAATTTCTGCCCATGTCCAAAAGACTGATTTGTCTGCTCTTATCCGATCACTGAACGCAAAGTCTACTCCCAAATAAATCGCTTTTACATTTTTGGGTCTCGTTTTGCACAGATCGTATTCTTCTGTTTTACATCTGTCTATCCATTCTCCTTTGATTAAACTTGTCAGATCGTCAATTGGATTGAGCATATATTCGCATTGCCACATCACCGAACCTATTGTTTTTTTGACTTTGTTTGCTTTTTCTTTGGTCCATCTTTTATCTGAGAGAAGAGTTCCATCTGGTTTGATTATTGGTCTTGCTATAAAGTAGTATTCTTGATTTTCCTTCATTTTGAACATTATGTCACTAAATCGTTTGGGTGTTCCGGTTACATCTACTAATGCATTTTTTGCAGTGGTCGTACCATGAACTGCTCCGAACCATTTGCTTTCTATGTCTTTGTCTACTACTTGTGAATTGTCTCCAACTAAGTCGTCTCCCCATACTCTATCTGGATGTAGTCCTCTCAATGATTTAGAATTAATTGCTCTAAAATGGATTATACTCCCATTTTTTAAGTACATTTCTTTAGAATTCCAATAGTCATTTTTTCGTTCTTTGTTGCTTATTCCTGCTGGGATTAATTCTCTTAAGTTTGGATTTTCATAGAAAAAGTGTTTTATTCTTGCGTTTATTAATGCTAAGGCTTCTCCTGCTGCAGTAATTATTAATTGTTCGACTATTTTCTTTTTGCTGAATGGGTTAGTCACATTGCATACCGCATAAAATATTGTGAGCCATATGCCTAATTCTGTTTTGCCTGCTCCTCTGTGGATTTGAATTGCGGTATATTGGTGATCTCTGAATTCGTTATAAATTTCTTCCAAGTAGTCTTCTACTTCTAATTCTAATTGCATGTAGGGTGCAATTTCTTTTTTTACAAATAATAAAAAGTTATTAAATTTTGGCAGCGAACCAATTAGTGTCCAATCACTTAATTGCATCTTGCAATTCCTTTTTGTCTTTAGTTATTTTGTCTATTGCTATTTGTACATCTTTTATTTGTTGTTCGATTTGTTCGATTTGTTGGATTTTTTGTGCCTTTTCAAATTTTGCTAAGAACTCTTTTAAAACTTGTCTTTCTCTTGTTTTGATTAGACCTATTTCTTTTAATTTTGCTTTTAGGCTGTTTAAGTTTTTTATTGCTTGTTGTTCTTGTGCCGTTATTTGCTCAAGGATCACTGGAAGTTGGTCCTTATCCCAAATTTGTTTTATTTTTGTTTGCTGGGTTCCTACTTCCTTTTTTCCACTCATTAGTTTTGTTTCTTCTTCAACTAATAAAATGTACTTTTCGCTTTCTTTGTCATATTTTAGATTTCTCATTTTTACCTCCCGAGATTTATTTGAATGTTTTTAATGTTTTTGAACTTTTCCCACATCTGTTTGAACACTTTGTCTACCTTGATTTTATCTCCTTTCAAATTCTTTTTTTTGTTCAATGCTTTAAAATGAAATGGACAAAAGTTTCCGAATGCTGTTTTGTATTCTGCTAATGCTTTGCATTTTCTGTATTCACATCTCATTTGTAGTTCCTCACGATTAATATCTCGCAGTTTGTTCCAAATACTTTGAACTTTTCAAATGCTTCTGTTAAAAGTTTTGCTTCTTCTTTTGAGTCTGTCAAGAATACAATTCTATCTTTTTTTAAGTCTACTTCTTTCATTTTCTTTTTACCATTATTTGTTTTCCTTTTTCTTTTTTCTCAATTATCATCTTTGATTGGCATTTGACACATATTAAAATCAAGTGACTGTTTGTTTCGTATACTTTGTATGTGGCTTTTCTCTTTGAGTTCTTGTTTCCTTCTGGACAATTTCCACAAATTAAACGTTTGTATCCCCAAACGTTATTCATTCTTATTGATCATCTTCTGTTTAAGTTCATCAGGTAATAAACTCAGGAGTTCTTCATCCTTGATTATTTTGTCTCTGATTGTCATTTCAGTTGATTGGTCTACTTCTATGTGATCTCCGTATCCTCTGTTTCTTCCTCTTTTGTGTTTGAGTAGTGCTGTCTGAACTGCCCAGCTTTCTCCTTGACTTATTGCTTTGTCTAATTGTGCTTCGGCGATATCTTGTCTTGTTTCTGCCTCGTTTTCTAATTCTTTTTTAAGAAATGGTTTTTTTTCTAAAAAATTATAAACGGTTAATCTGCTTACTCCTAATTTTTGTGCGAGAATTGTGATATTTCCTCTTGTTCCTTTTAGTTCTTCTCTGAACTTTTTTGCAGATATTTTCCCCATTTTTGTTAATCTTGTTTAATTTTTCTTATTAAAAAATGAATGGTGTCTGCGTTTTCCACCCTCTTTTTGATTGAATAAGGGTTTATTTGGGTGATTTCTTCCCGTTTTTTCCCTTTATTCAATCTTTTGAGAGTTTTTCTTCTTTATAAATCTTTTGATTTAAATGCTTCTCTTATTCCAATTGTTATTGCTAATCTAAGTATTCCTAAAAATCCAAATGTTGCAATACAAAAAATCCAATAGGCTATTGTGTCTGATGTGCTTTTTTTAAGTTCCATTTTTACCTCCTTTTTCTTTAAAATAATCACTTAGTTTCTTTTGTGGTTGTTCTTCTGGTTGTTCTTCATAGTAATACGGTCTGTCTGCTCGTTTGCTTAGTTCTCTTGCTTGTGTGGTCATAGTTCGTCTCCAGTAATAATTTTATCTCCGAATACTTCTTTCAATTGGGAAGTTAGCATTCCAATCATTTTTGCGCTACTATCTAATTGTGTTTTTAGTTTTTCTGTGTCTCTTGTTTCGTAATAGTCTGCTTCGTCACTTATTTCGGTTTTCTCGCAAAATGATGCGACATATCTTAAAAATTCGGCTACTTGTATATGGATCTGAAATCCAGTATATTGGGTTTTTGTAAATCCAGAGCAAAACCAGTTTTCTTCGTATGTTTCTCCAAAGTCTTCTAATGATGCCTTGTTATAATCCCATCCTTCTCTTTTCTTTATCGTTTTTACTTTGTGCCAGTGTAGTTCTATTCCTTCGCAGTCATTTGATGGGTGTAAAATAAGTTTGTTTCTTTTTCTTTCTATTATTTTCCACTTTAATTTTTTTGCTAACTTTTCTGCTTGTTTCATTAGTTCTTCTGGTTCTGTTTGCCTTGAAAATCTATAGTGTATTGTTATTCCCATTGTTTCATCCATTTAGTTAAAAAGATCCTTGCATGCCTTTTTTCTAAGTCGAATTCTTCTTCTAAGTATTCGCCTGCTCCAAACATGTTTGTTATTCCACTTTCTCTTAGTCCATCTAAAAATTCAAATACTTCTTTTTCGAATTCTGTTTGTACTTCTGTGTCGTTTTTCATTCTGAGGCCTCCATCTCTTTCCACACTTTTTGGCTTATTTCATCCATAAATTCTTCTGGATGTTCTGAAGATAGTCTTCTTTCCCAAGTTTGGAAGTATCCATGCTTTTTTTCTAACTCTATATCTCTTTCCGGGAACCTTTTTTTAAAAAATTCTTCTGTTTTGTTTATTTCTGTTTTGTTTGTTTCCATTTTGTCTCCTTTGCGAGTATCTTGTTTGCTCGCTATTTAGTTAGAATTCTAACGAATATGTGGTTTATAAAACTTTCTATTTAAGAATTAATGAACATTTTTTCGAATATTTTAGTTACCATATTTACATCTTGACCATTCCCTGCTAACTTATACTTTTGCGTATCACTTAAATTTGACAGGTCTATTTCGTCATTTAGAAATCCTTGCATTCTGAAACATTCAGTTGGTGTTAGTCTTCGTAGTTGTCCTGCATTCATATTATTTTCAATGTAGTGCATTTCTTCGCTTGAATGTCCAATCCTTCCAAATGCTTGGGTTATTGTATTCATAACTATTTTTGGGTCCTTGTAATCTCTTGCACGTAATGTTGGTGATACTTCTTCTTTAAAACCACATTCTCTACGAGTACAATTACTTATTGCTACCATCGGAACATTATTTCCACCTGTTCCCATTGCTTGGCTTAATGTAAATGAAACATCTTCGTATTCTCTTATTTCATCTTTTCGG